CAATCTTGTATCTATTGAGTATATCATTATACTCAATTATATCGAATCCTTCAACCGGGTTTTTAAAATAAACATTGGCATCCGGATGATTCTCTTCTATCCATTGTAATAGAGATAGAAACTGCAACTTTTGACGGTCGCCCACTTCGGAATCAGAAGTGTATTCGTCTTTATATGAATGACAAACAGTAGAGTCATAGATGTTATCTACAACATCAAACTCTAATGTATCAAACCCTATAAGACAAATTTCTGTTTCTCCATGTTCTAAAGCATAACCTAATGCTTTTAGACCACAGAGTAAATTCTTAAATTCATCTTTTTTATATATAACTATGTTATCTTCGTGAACAGAGCTATAAGCCGTAAAGTAATGAACAAGCTCATCTTTACCTTTGAAGTTTTCACTATTAACTACAAACTTATCATCGCCAGGTTTTCTGACATCAAAGTAAGTAAATGTTCTATCTTCCATTAGAACTTTCGCACCTTCGTGCATCATGTTCCATGATTCTTCGTCTTCATCTAAATCAATCGAATCAAAAGTCTCACCGACATACATTCTGATTTGTTTATAGACTTCTTCATCAATAGCATGTGACATAGGCACAACATCATTTACGAATAACATTTCTGGCATCGCATCTCTATAGACCATATTCATACCCCACCATCTTTCGAGAGTGGATAAATCGTAATTATTTCTTGATGGTCCGTTTCCTACTATGTAGAGCATAATTGTACTAACTTCTTTTTAAACTTGTTATAGTCATAATTAATAAATGACTTATACTTATTTATCTTGTTTATAACCTCCGGATAAATTAAATTATCACTTATGAGATTATCCCATTTCTTTTGGCATTGTGTTATCTCACATAACATTACCATTGTTTCGATTGATATCTTCTTACCCATAAACTGTTTAAGTAGATAGGGGTGTTGTCCTTCTTTGACTGTTAACACCTCTTGTATTGATTTCTTCTTTAGAAGATTACTAACTTCATTCTCAAATAGATAAGTTAGTTTTTGATTTCTTTTCTTCCAATCGATAAAAGTTTTCTTCGCCTCGTTTTCAATCATGTCGCCAACCCACATATCTTTTGTACATAGATTAGCAACATAGAAATCTTTTAACTCTTCTTTATATAGTCGTGCCAACTTAGCGAAATGAAATCTATCATTTCGTTTGAGAAAGGAAGATAGTTCTGCTTTGACTTTACCATTGTATTGATTAAAGTCATAGTCCCTAGAATGAAAATGTAATTTTATTCCAAGATACAGTTTATAACTATCAAATCCTTCTCTACTACTCACCGCCTACAATGACCTTCTTTTTCTTAGGTACAACTAATGCACCTGTAGCAGTTCTCCATGCTTCTTCTATTTGGTCATTAGTTGGAACAACTAAAGATACTGTATAGAATCTTGCTTCTTTTGGATTCTCTTCACCTGTCATTGCGACACCTCTTGCGAAACCCATTTTGCCTTCTGGCGCTTGAACAATCATTCTAGGGTTTTCTAATATCAGAGGTTCTTCACTTTGCATTTTACCAATGAACTCGCCGTTCATTGTGACTACGCTTACTATATCACCTTTCTTCATTTCGACTCCGTATAAAAAGATGTGAGAGATGCTCTACTAGACTTCTCAACATTGATTAATTTTAACCTTTCTGCCTCAGCAGTAAGTTTTTCTTTTAAAGGTGGAGATAGAAGTCTTTTTGCACCTTCTGGTTCTACACCATTCACTTCACAAACTTTGAGTATAGCACTCATTACATCTGTTTTGTTTCCTACTAATAGTCTTTCAACTTGTTCTGTAAATTCTTTTCTACTAATCATACTAAAGGTGCTCCTTCGTATTGTTCTAAATCAAAGTTTTCAATCCAGTCCATCATGACTCGATAGTATGCATAGTATGTTTCACTATGACCAGAATTACCACCAACACCTAAACCACCATCTGCATAAGGTGTTTCTAAGTAATCAATAAGTGCTTGACATTCGTCTAAGTGAACTTCTGTTAATTCATCTTCACTTCCTATTTCAAGATACTCTAACATTGAATTATAAGCATTGTCATATGCCTCTTGGTGAATCCAATCATCTGATTTGGAAATTATTTTATTCCAGTTCCAATCTTGTTTAAGATTGAACTTATTATCATCGTAAAAATCTGCCATTAGAATATCTCCTTATCTGTTTCTTCAATTGCAATTGGTCCATAAAAAAGATACTCACAATCTATTGAATCATATCCGTTATCAAAGAAATAACTTGTACCTTCTTCATAGAGAGTTTCTTCTAATATCTCTTTCTCTTCATCAGTGCCTTTCCATTCTAAGATTTCAGAATCGAATGAACAACCATCCCAACATTCCTGAAACTCTTGTTCTTCAAAAACTTGTGGTTCGAACCAATCAGTATCAGCCTGATTCATGGCATCTGTTAACCATTCAACCTCATCTTCGTTAGTTGGTTTGACTAACCATTCACCGTTTCGCCACATAGTCTCTGTTTTAATTCTATTGCCTGATTCGTCAGTCCAATATTCTAATTCATAGACACTCTTTTTATTTGCACAAGATATTTCATATGTCTTGCCAATTTCAATTTTCATAATATACTCCTATTTAAACTCTCGTTCTCTAAACCACAAATTAAATGCATACTTCTCTCCTTCAAGTACAGGCAAACCTGCATGTTTAGAAAAGGGGTCTCTCTTATTTGTGTCTGGTAAAACATTATGCCAGAATATCATTGTACCCTTTCTAGGTTGTACTTCGATACCTAACAAATTAAAACCTGTTCCGCCGCCTTTGGGCACATCTCTTAGATAACCCAAAGCAGTAATCATTCTTTGACCACCTCTATCTAAGTAGACTGGATTGAAATCATCGTCTTCTTCATCAAAGGTGTCAAAGTGATAATCATACATTTCGTTTTCGCCGTAGTAAACTACTTGAAAAGGTTCAGCATGACTTAAAGGCATTCTAACAGTGTCAGCAATCTTTTGACCAATTCGTTCTGTTAGTTCTGATGAGTTATGATATACCCATGTATGTGAACCTGTACGACCATCTGTAATTTGACCTTTACCATCTTTACTTGATACTGTTGCTTTTTTTAAATCTTGCCATGACCATGTTAAAATTTCTTCGCATTCTTCGTCTGTTAGAAAGTCATGTATTACTGATAGCATGACTCTATCATTCTTCATTACATTTATCATACGCCGTATAAGTTTTCGTATTGTTTTCTAAGTTGTACTAGTTCTTCTATATGTTCACTAGGGTCACTAATGAATAATTGAAATGTATTCATACCTTCAACGCCAACTATTGCAACAACTTCATCGATTGCAACACCTGTAAGTTCTTCGACCATGATAGCATATGCAGTCATTTGTATGAACCATGGTGTCGCCATGTAATCGTCTTTTGGTTTACCTGATGATTTGAAATCTATGATTGCAAGTTGGTCTTCAAATAGTCCAACACAATCGACTCGACCTGCCATTTTTAATTCATGTGAATATAGAGGTGCTTCTAGAGCAATTGGTGTAATGCCATCTAAGACAGGTTGAACTGCCTTGAACATACCTTCTTGTAGTATGTTATCAAACTCAATGTATTCTTTTTCTTGTCTTAGATAGTCTTCTATATGTTGATGAAACTTTGTGCCTCTATTCGTTGCTTGTTTAGTAATCTTGTTTGCAGTCTCTTCTCCGACTCGTTTACGCCAGAGTTTAATTTGTTCTTTTGCTCTTAGACCAACAACTGTTGTGACACTTGGATACTTAGCATCGTTTTCACCAACATAAAATCTTTGACCATTCTCTGAGATAGTTTCTAATTGTATAGATTCTAAGTCACCGAGTTCGTACAGATTTGTTTTCAATTTTGTCATAATGTATTATACTACTTATTTCTTTGTTTGTGAATATGTTTTTTAACAACCTCTTTAGTCTTAATGTCTTTGATTGATTTGTTTGTGTTCAATGGTGAACCTGGATGACCTTCGCCAATCTTAGATAAGACTTCTTTAAACCCACTATCAGTTTTGATTCTATCACCATGACCACCTACGATATTAGGGGCGCCAATGATTTCTTTTACCTGTGGATTCTTTTTAAGATACTTGACTTTGTTATCATAAGACATCATAAGTTCATATGTCTCATTTAACTCTGAGTTATAAAATTCGTAAAGGGGCATTAAGTTCTCGGTAAGTTTTGTTCAACGATATCAAGTACATCTTGTTCTTTATACCAAAGACCAGAATAGACTTGTTTGTGACCGTCATTCCATTCTACATGATATCTTTTATAACCAAAGGGTCTATCACTAAAGACTCTACAATCGCCGTAATTTTTTATTAATATTCTCATAACATAAATGCAGGTTTGTCTCGTTTAGTCCACACTGCGAAGTCTCTCTTATATTTATTGTAATATTGTTGATACGCTTTTACTACATCACTTGACTTGACATCATCTGGCATTGCAGGTGGTGGGGGTGAAAACGGACCTGTTGTAATATTAGTTGGTGTTTCACATAGAACATTTCTAAGTTTTGAATCTGTTAGATGTTCTCTGCCATATCTGAAAGTATACTCATCACAAAGGTGTGTAAACAACTCATACAAGAATTCATAATTGCCTGATGTTTGT